TCGTCGACATCCTGTGTGCAGAGTAAGGGAGTAAACGACCATGGCAGTTGAAAATCGCAGTTCCTCCCTAATCACCAACGCAGACGCGGTTCCTGCCGTGCTCAACAGCCCCCGTGTGGACGGCGGCGGTGAGCGCGTCAAGGTCGCCACGATCTCGGTGGTGAACGCCGACAGCATTGCCAGCATCCTGCGCCTGTTCCGGGTGCCGTCCAATGCGGTTATAACCGACCTCAGGCTCTACTGTCCGGCGATCACGACCGCTGCAGCGGACATCGGCATCTACCGCACCACCAAAGACGGTGGCGCGGTGGTGGATGCTGACCTGTTTGCTTCGGCGCAGGCGCTGACTTCGGCGCTCAACGGCACCGATGTCCTGCACGAGTCGGGCGTGTTCTCGCTTACGAACTCCGCTCAGGAACTCTGGCAGGCCGCTGGCCTGACCAGTGACCCGTCGGTGTTCTACGATGTGGCGATGACCTTGACTGCCGCTGCCGGTTCGACCGGCGTGGTCAAGGTGGTTGGACGCTACACGGCGTAAGGTACAGGGGCGGGCTGGGAGACCGGCTCGCCCCTTTCTGACGGAGAGCCAACATGGCAGATCGCTTTTACGGAATTGACCGCGGCCTTCAGGGCGTTCGCAACGTGACGGAAAGCGCGTCCACGACCAGCCTTGATGTCGAGGTTCGCGTCGACCTGATCGGCATGAGCAAGCTCGAGGTTTTGCTGGCCCTTGATACGCTCAAGGAAGCCATCACCCAGGATAATTGGCCGCCGGCTTGATAGCTGCGGGAGGCGCCCGTGGCTGCAAGTGATGTCGCGATTGCCAACCTTGCGCTGACCAAGCTCGGCGACTTGAGGATTACGAGCCTCTCGGAAAACACCAAGCCGGCCCGAGAGGTCTCTGCCGTTTACTCGATGCTGCGCGACAAGCTGCAGCGCACATACAACTGGCGCTTTTGTGTGAAAAGGGCGGTTCTGGCAGCTGAAGTCGATACCCCTGTGTTCGACTACAGCTTCCAATATCCCGTACCGTCCGACTGTCTGCGCATCCTGCAGATCAACGCCTATTACCCCGCGCCCGACCTGTCCGACCTCATCAGCAGCGGTGGGCAGGAATACCAGCTTGAGGGCGGCAAGATCCTGACGCGCAGTTCGGGATCGCTCAACCTGCGATACCTCTGCCGGGTCAGTGACCCGACGAAGTTCGACACCGCATTCGATGAGGCGTTCTCGGCGTCGATTGCCTACAACGTGGCCGAAGCTCTCACGCAGTCGGACAGCAAGAAGTCCATGGCGCTGCAGGACTACCGCATGGCGCTGCGGGAGGCGATTCGAGCGAATGCCATTGAAAACCCACCGGAGTCGATCGCCGACACGACCTGGCTGACAGTGAGGCTGTAATGCCCAACGCAAATCCGGCCGTCGTCAATTTTAACGGTGGCGAAGTCGGGGCCATGATGAGCGGCCGCAGCGACTTCGACAAATATGCCTCAAGCATGTACCGCATGCGTCGGTTCATTCCGACTGCGCAGGGGCCGGCGAAGCGATGCCCGGGAACGAAGCACGTTCTGCCGGCGCGGTATCCCGACAAGAAAATCTGGCTACAGCGGTTTGAGTTTGCGTTCGATCAGGCCTATGTGATCGAGTTCGGCGACCAGTACTGTCGCTTTTTTACCGACCGCGGCGTCGTGCTTGAAGGCGCAATCGATGTAGTCGGCGTGACCAACGCGCAGCCAGGCGTGCTGACGTACTCGGGCGCTGACCCGAGCAATGGCGATTGGTTCTATGTGACAAACATTCTCGGCATGACGGGCGTGAATGACCGTTACGTCAAGGTAACCAACGTCAACACGGGCGCCAAGACTTTTGAGCTGTACGACATCGACGGCAGCGCGATCGACACGACTTCGGCCGGCACCTATAGCGGCAATGGCGACATCGAGCGGGTGTACACGATTGCCTCGCCGTATCAGGTTAATGACCTGTTCACGCCAGAGAACACTTCGGCGCTTTCGGTCACGCAGTCGGCTGACGTCTTGTACATCGGGTGCGAGGGCTATCAGCCGCGCACGCTAACGAGATCCGGCAACACGAGCTGGGTTTTTGCGGAGTACGCGCCGACCGATGGGCCGTTCCAGGTTGAGCCGGACGCAAAGGTGAACTTCACGCTGACCGGCACGACCGGATCGGTCACGGTGACGGCCGGAACGGCGATCTTCGACAACGACTCGGTTGGAATGCTGCTGCGCCTGCAGCCGATCAATATCACGACAACGCAGTGGGAGACCGGCAAGACGATCACGGCCGGCGACATTCGCAAAAGTGCCGGCAAATTCTACCAAGCGGTGAATTCCTCGACGACCGGCGCGGTGCGTCCGATCCACGAAGAGGGTCGCGACTACGACGGCAACGCGGGAGTGCAGTGGGAGTTCCTGCATCCCGGCTACGTCATCTTAAAGATCACGGCGGTGACGAGTTCGACCGACGCGACGGCGGACGTTATTGGCCCCGGCGTGGCCCCGTCAGAGCTGCTGAGTGCGGCATCTTGCGCGTACCGCATCGGTGCATGGGGTGCCGGCATGGGCGGATCGTACCCGTACAAGGTGGCCTTCTGGCGCGACCGTTTGTGGTGGGCTGGCGGGCAGAACCTCTATGCGTCGGTGGCCGGCGACTACGCAAGCCACGCGGTCGATACGATGGGCGAGGTGCTCGCCGACAACGCGATCAATCTGACGCTGGCGGTGGGCAACGTCGACAAGATTCGCTGGATTCGCCCGGGCAATGCGCTGATTGTCGGCACGGCCGGCTCGGAAGTGGCGGTGCGCGAGAACGTGACATCCTCGCCGCTCGGCCCTGAAAACGTGCGGTTTGACCTGCAATCGGCCGAGGGTTCGATGGAGCTTGAGCCGGTGCTGGTAGGCGATGCGGTGTTGTTTGCCCGCGTCGGTGGCCGGCGCATCATGGAACTGCGGTTCGACATTCAGGCCGATGCGTGGGTGCCGCGGGACATGAGCGTGCTTTACCCCGAGGTCACGAAGTCCGGCATCGTCGACATGGAGTACCAGAAAGAGCCGGACGACGTTATCTGGTGCGTGCTCGGCAACGGTCGGCTGATCGGCCTCACCTACGATCGCGAGCAGAACATCTATGGCTGGCACCAGCACCCGATGGGCGGGCGCGACGCCAAGGTCGAAGCGGTGCAAATCATTCCCAGCCCCGACGGCGATGTGGATGATGTCTGGCTGGTGGTTTCGCGCACGATCGAAGGCGACTTTGCCTATGAACTGGCGACCGAGGCTGGCGACGAACTCATCACCGAAGGCGATGACCAACTCGTAACCGAGGCTGATATTTCGTTCGTCCGGCGCAACATCGAATACTTCGCGCAGTCGCTCGAGGACGAGGACGACATTCAGGGCGCTTGCTATCTGGATTCTGCGCTGGAATACAACCCGGTTGAAGCGGTGGATCTGTTCGTCGGCACCGGCTATGACACAGTCGGCGCGACCAGTGTGCCGTTCACCACGACCTCGCTCGTTGAAATTGGAACCGAAGATGATGAGTTCCTGCTGACCGAGGCGGGTGAATATCTCGTCATCAATGACCCGGTATTCGTCGCGACCGATGTCGGCCGCGAGATTGTTTACCGCTACTTCGACGAGGACGCCGGTCTCTGGCGCAGCGCCCGCGGCCTGATTACGTCCTATGTCAATTCGGAGTTGGTGCTTTGCACGATCGTGTCGGAGTTTCCCGACAACGACATCCCGGCCAACTCGTGGCGCATGACCACGACGAACCTGCGCGGCCTGTACCACCTCGAAGGCGAGACGGTCTCTGCCCTTGCGGACGGCGCAGAGGTGACGGGTTTGCTAGTCACGGATGGCACCGTGACGCTGCCTGTGGCGGCTTCTCGGGCGATTGTGGGCCTACCCTATACCTCGACACTGGCGACGCAGAGGATCGAGGCAGGGGCTTCTATTGGCACGGCACAGGCCAAGACCAAGCGCATCCACAAACTCGGCCTGCGACTCTACAACTCGCTGGGCGGCAAGTTTGGCCCGAGTGAATCGCGGCTTGACCTGATCCCGTACCGGATCGGTTCGGACTACATGGACGAGGTGCCGCCGACCCTGACGGGCGACACCGATGTGTTGGCGTTCCCGGGCGGTTACGAGACTGACGGCCGCATCTGGGTGGTCGCTGACCAGCCGTTGCCGCTAACGGTCGTGGCGCTCTACCCAGAATTGGAGACGGCCGGATGATCGTGGCCCCCTTCAAGCCGGAAGATCTGCGCGAGTTGAGCCTGCAGCCCTCGCAGGAATTCTTGATGCCGTTCCTCAAGCGGGACGGGTACGGGCAGGAATTGGTCGACGCTGGCCCTTGCTACACCGGCCGGCACAACGGCCGCATCGTTTGCTGCGCGGGCTTGGTGAACCTCTGGGAGGGCCGGGCGTCTGCATGGGCGTTGCTGTCGGGTGACGCCGGAACGTGCATGCCGGCGCTGCACCGAGCGGTTGATCGGTTCCTGTCTGGGTGTGGCGTGAAGCGCATCGAGGCGTATGTGTATCCCGACTTCGTTGCCGGCCACCGATGGGCGACAATGCTGGGGTTTGAACACGAGGGTCGGCTGCGAGCGTTCCAGCAGGGTCAGGACATGGACATGTACGCGAGGATTCAGTAATGGCGCAGGGCATACCATTCATCGGAGCGGCGATTTCGGCAGTATCGTCGCTCATGGACACGGCGCAGCAACGAGAGGTTGCCAAGGCGCAAGAAAATATGCTGAAGGGCGAAGCATCGGTTGCTCGCCGTCAGGCGGGGATGCAGGAAGAGGCGCTGCGGCGCGACACTCAGCGGCAGTTCGGCGAGTTACGCGCTGCGGGCGCGCAAGCAGGGCTTCTGCAGTCTGTGAGCTTTGCGGACGTCTACAAGCAGGCGGCGACGGCTGCGGAACTGGATGCGCTTTCGACGGCGTACCAGGGCGAGACTGAAGCGCAGTCCCTGTTGACTGAAGCGGCAATCACGCGAGCGTCCCGGCCGTCGTGGACGCAGGGCATTCTGCGTGCGGCATCGGCGACTGTGGGCGGCTACCAGAGCGCAGGCGGCACGCTGCCGACCCCAAAACCGAGAACACCGAAACCGGCGGCACCAGCCCCGACGCAACGCAAGCCGATGATCGGCCCCCGATAGGTGACCCATGGCCAAGCTTGAGTTCTACCGTCAGCAAGTTGTCCCGCGTATCGCCACGCCGAGTGGGCGAGGGCTTGCGGCTGTCGGTGCTCAAGCGGTGCAGACTGCCGAGGCGGTGACACGCGGGGTTGATGCGTTTGGGCGGCTGCAGGCCGATCTTGATGAGCTGCGGGTCGAGGACACGTTCAACAAGTTGCGCCAGCAGCAGACCGACTTGATGATGAATCCCGAGACCGGGTTTGCGAACAAGCGGTCGGCGGATGCGACGGCACCGGACTTCATTTCCAAGTACACCAAAGACTTCGACAAGGCGATCGAGAATCTTGCCACCTCGCTCCCCGGTAACCGGGCGCAGGAGATGTTCCGGCGTCGTGCCTCGATGGCAAAAGCCGAATACGATGACTCGCTGATGCGGCATGTTTTACGCGAGACCGACCAGTACCGCGACGACGTTTACACTGGCGCGATTGCCACCGAGACGAACAGCGCGGCGCTGAACTGGCGCGACCTGGCGAAGATCAAGGACTCGCTCGGGCGCGTCGTGGCGAACACGGCGTTGTGGGCAGACCGCAAGGGGCTGGCCGGTGATGCGCTCATGGCGCAGCAGATCGAGAACGTCACGAAGATTCACAGCGCGGTGATTCAGTCGGCGCTTGACGCTGAAGATTACACGCAGGCCAAGGCGTACTTCGACGCGAATCGCGGGCAGATGACGGCCGCGGCGATCAGTGCGTCTGAGCGTGCGCTTGAGCAGGGCGGCACGCGAGATCAGAGCCTGAAACTCGCGCTGCAGCTCTCTGGCAGTGGCATCGGGCTCGACGCGCAACGCAAGCAGCTGAAGGACATGTTCACATCGAAGAAGATCAGCGCGGACGTCTACGATCAGACGCTGCAGCGGATTTCGGCAGAAGCGCAACTTGCCAAGGCGAACGAAGCAGACTGGAACAATTCCATGAGCGGGCAGGCGCAGGATTGGGTGCTGAACAACCCCGGCAAGTCGATTGCAGACCTGCCGCCGAGGCTCTACAACTGGGCCAAGGGCAAGGGGCAACTCGACAATCTCTCGCGGTTCGCGGCGAGTGCCGGTGACGTCAAGGGCAACGATGCGGAGTTCACGCGCTTGTTCATTCTGGGCGCGGACAACCCGACGCAGTTCCTGAAGGAGTTCGACGAAAACAGCAGCCAGCTGCAGTTGACGCTCTCGCGCACGCAGTACAATTCACTGCTGACGCGGCGCGGATCGATCGGCAAGGGTGACCTTGCGGGGCAGGTCGCAGCAAAAGTCGCAGCAGGGACTGTCAGATCGCTGCGATCCAATCTCATCGCGGCCGGTATCGACGTTACGCCGAAGGAAGGATCGCCGCAGGCAGAGACGCTGGCAAGCTTTGAGGGGCAGTTGATCGAGTCCATCGAAGCCAAGACGCAGGAGGTCGGTCGGGCGCTGACGTTGGATGAATCCAGAAAGCTCGGCCTTGACTTGATGAAGGAAGGGCGACTGATCGGCGCTGGTTTCTTTGGTGGTGATGTCTCTGTTCGCAAGTTTGCCGTTACGCCAGAGCAGCAAGCCGAGTATCAGTTCATCGGCTACGAGTATGGCGAAATTCCTGCTGCTGATCGGCAGCGAATTGAAAACATCATTACAGCGCGGAAAGACCTGCAGAAGACACTGGGCGTCAAGGTGTTCAGCGATGGCAGAATCTCGCGCCCTAACGTGCAGCGTGCCGTCGAGTTGTTGTATCAGGCCGAGCTTGATGGGGTGACCTACTGATGCCGACGATTGAGGAATGGATGAGCAAGCGGAACGACCAAGACCTTGCAAACAAGCTGGTCGCGGTCTCCGACGTCAATCCAGACTCTGCGGCGCAGGCGGTTCGGCAGGCTCGCGAGAACAACATTCCGGCCGCACTCACCCCGTTTGAGCCAGACCCGCAGTTGGCGCAACAGGCAAAGTTGCGCAATGCGTCGGCGGCGGTGCAATCGTCCAAGACGCTGCGCGAATGGATGAAACGACAGCCGGATGTGGTCACGGCGTCGGTTCAGGATGACGTCGACAACATGAGCATGATTGATGCTTTGTTCGACAACCCGCTCACCCGCGGCGGGCGTGCGATTGCCTCTGGCGTGCCTCGCCTGTCGCAGGGCTTCTATGGCGCTGCAGCGGTGCCGTTTGGCGTGCTGCGCTCGATTGCCGAGCCATTCAGCGGCACAAGGGCCACGATTCCTCTGTTGCCCGTCAACCCCTTTGCAGCCCCTGAGCAGTATTTTCTCGACGTCTCTCGCGGGCAGAAAGAGCTCGCGGAGTTGGTGGCCGGCGATCGCGAAGAGTCGGGCGTCGTCACGCGCGGCATCTACTCAGGACTTGAGTCGCTCGGGCAAAGCATTCCGGCGCTTGCGGCCGGCGTCATCACGAAGAACCCAAGTGTGGCGCTTTCGGGCTTGGCTACGGCCACGACCGGCATTGAATACGCGCAGGCCCGAGAAAAGCTCGACGTCGGGCAAGCGGTGTCCTATGCCACATTGCAGGGCGCGATTGAGTACGCGACCGAAAAGCTGCCGGTGTCGGCACTGTTGAAGGACATCAACGCCGACGAGACGCTGCTGAACATGCTGGGCCGGCAGATCCTGATGGATGTTCCTGGCGAACAGGCGGCAACCGTTTTGCAGGACTTGAACGAATGGGCGAACCTCAACCCTGACAAGCCGTTCAAGGAGTACCTTGCCGAGCGGCCGGGCGCTGCGGCTGAGACGCTGATTGCCACCATCGTCGGTGTTGGCGGCAATGTGGCGATCACCAAGGGAATTGGCGCACTGGTCGGTCGCGACGTTGACGCGCAAAAGGCCAGCGATACCTCGCGATTGTTGAACGAACTGAACACGTTGGCGAGTGCCTCCGTAGTGCGTCAGCGCGACGTCGAGACCTTTGAGGGCTTCCTGCAGACCGTTACGCAGGACACCCCGGTGGATTCGCTCTTCATCGACGCGCAGACGCTGATCAACTCCGGCCTTGCCGAGAAGCTCGCCCAGCAGTCCCCGGCCGTGGCCGAACAGTTACCGCAGGCGCAGGCTGGCACGATGATCCGCATTCCGACCGCCGAGGTGATGGGGCGGTTCAACCAAGACCTCGCGGTGCTGCTGCCCGAGATGCGCACCGATCCAAACGGCATGAGCCAGAAGGAGGCCGACGAGTACGTCGCGACTCGAGGCGACCAGCTGCGCGCCGAGGTGGAATCTGTCCTGTCGCAGAGCGAGAGCGATCAGACTGCGCAGGAAGCGCGTGGCCGGGTGCGCGACACGGTCGCGCAGGAGTTGATGGCTACGGGCCGGGTGACACAGGACGTGGCCGACAGCTATGCCCTGCTGACCTCGACTTTCTACCACGTTATGGGTCGGCGCATGGGCATGGACGCCGAGCAGCTCTTCGGCCAGGAGCGACTGCGGGTGGCCGGTGCTGGGCGTGGTGAGTTTGAGCAGGGCGCCGCTCGTCGCGTTTACCTCAACAACACCGAGGTCAAGGCGGCGACGGCTCCCGCAGAGCTGCACGCCGACAAACTCAACGCAATGAGCCTCGAGCAGCTTCAAGACCTCGCTAGCGAGATCATGGAGGAAGTGGACAGCGTTGACGACGACATCCGCTCGACTGGTCGCGACTACTCCTTGAGCGAGCCGATTGGGTTTTTGTACGATTACTTTGAGCGCAACCAAGGGAGCCTGTCTGGCGACTGGGATGCCATCGTTCGTGACTTTGTGCGCGACAACGTGGACAGGAATCCCAAGCGTATTATCAGCGCGCTGCGCGACGCGGGCCGGCGCATCCGCGCTCCATTTGAAGGGCAGCAGTCCCCGCAGGCCGCCGCGCCGGCGACCGAGGGCCAGTTCAACCAGACCGCCACGGTTCGCTCTGGCCGCGAGACGCTGAAGAAGTACGGGCTCAAGCCAGGCGGCAAGTACAAGACGCGGCAGGTCGCCGCGGCGCTTGAAGCCCGCCAGCGCACAAAGTACGGCAGCATCGCCGAGAACGATCGCAGCCCCGAGGCCATCTCCAAGATAGCCAAATGGATGACGGCTGAAGTCGAGTTTGAGATGGAGAACCCCGAGAAGTCGGGCGTCGGCTGGTACTCGGAGAAGTTCCAGCGCGCGCTCGACATCATGGGCGACGTGTTCCCCGAGCTCAAGACCGACAAGACCGCGCGCAACACGATGACCGCGCTGATCGCGATCACCTCGGACGGCCAGAAAGTCGTGCCGAACTTCGCGCAGGCGATGGACATCTACGGCAATTTCCGCAGCACTGGAAAGTTCACGACGACGCGCGGCCATGCCAGACAGGCCAGCATCAACGCCAATCTTGAGGTGATCCAGCGCCTGCATGACACGATGGGCGCAGAGGCGATGCATCAGTACTTGATGCAGGAACGCTCGATCTCCGAGCTCAAGAAGATCGCCAAGCAGAACGGCGGCGAGATGAAGTCCGGCTATCAGGCGCACATCAAGATGCCGATGGCCGCCGTGGAGTTCGGGCCGAAGCTCGGCGCGTTCTACGCGAACCTGATGGGCGCGCACGGCTACCTGACGATGGACCGCTGGTGGTCGCGCACATTCAACCGCTACCGCGGCCTGCTTCTGCAAAAGCCCACTCGTCAAGGCTTGGACCGCTTGAAGCAGCTGCTTGGCAACCCCGAGATGTCGGACGACGAGGCGATTGCCGCTACCGTCGAGCCGCGCAACGCCTACGAAGCTAAGGGGTTCAAGAACGGCACCGAACTTGAGAAAGCCGCAAACACCATCTACAAGGCGGCGTTTGAAAATCTTGAAGATGCGCCGTTTAACGCAACCGATCGCACGTTTATGCTGGACGCTGTCAACCGCGCCCGGCAGATGCTCGAAAAGAAGGGCTACAAGCTCTCAATCGCGGACATTCAGGCGATTCTTTGGTACTATGAGAAACGCCTCTACGGGGAACTCGGCGCACGCCAAACAGCGGACATCAGCTATGAAGAAGCAGCCCGAAAAGTCGCCACTAGCTATGCCGGTGGATCAGGAGTCGAGTCTGTTCTCGATGACGCCGCAGCAGCACCAGGCGATGGTGGAGCAGATGCGAAGGGAGTTTCTCCAGGGGACGAGCTCTATCAGACCGGCAACCAATCTGGACCCGGCTCCGAAGTCCGAGGATCGTTCTCCCCCGCAGAGCTGACCATCCGCCTGACCAAGGCGCGCGACCTTTCGACCTTCCTGCACGAGAGCGGCCACTTCTACCTGCATATGCTGGCGAACCTTGCCGCGCGTCCTGACGCGCCGGCAGACGTCAGGCAGGACGCCAACACTGTGCTTGCATGGATGGGCGTCGAGGACACGCCCGAGGCCGATCGCATCAACCGCTGGCTCGCGATGAGCATCGACGAGCAGCGCGCCGGGCATGAGAAATTTGCCCGGGCCTTCGAGGTGTACCTGTCCGAGGGTAAGGCACCCTCGACCGAGTTGCAGCCGATGTTCGCCCGGTTCCGTTCTTGGCTGCTGACCGTCTACAAGGCGCTGCTTGAACGCGCCCGCGGCAACATGAACAAGGCGCTCGACGCCGGCCTAAACGACGAGGTGCGTGCGGTGTTCGACCGTATGCTCGCCACGCAGGACGAGATTGAGAACGCCGAAGCCGCCCGCTCGATGGGCATGATGTTCAAGACCGAGGCCGAGGCCGCGCAATTCGGCGTGGACTGGAAGGGCTACCAGGCGCAAGGCGAAGCCGCCACGCAGGCCGCGGAGGACCAGCTCAACGCTCGGTCCATCCGTGACATGAAGTGGCTGTCGAACGCTCGCAGCCGCCTCCTGAAGAAGTTGCAGCGCGAGGCCGACGAGGTGCGGCGGGTGGTTCGCGCCGGGATTCGCGCCGAGGTGGTGGCCGAGCCGACTTACCGGGCGTGGCAGTTCCTGACCGGCAAGATCACGAAGGACGACAAGATCGTCCCCGAGAAAGCGAAGCAGTCCGACCGGGTCGATCCCAAGCGGGACACGCTGTTCATGGCGATCGCCAAGCTGGGCGGCCTCGACAAGGAGGACGTCGTCAGCACTTGGGGCGTCGATACCGCTGGCCGGCCTATCACCCCGATGTTCGGCAAGCCGCTGCTGCGCGTCACGGGCGACGGCCGCAAGACCGGCCTGACGATCGACGGCATGGCCGAGACGCTCTCGCAGTACGGCTACCTGACGGTGGACGAGAACGGCAAGTGGGACATCGCCGAGTTTGAGGAAAAGTTCGACCGCGAGTTGCGCGGCGAGCCGGCCTACTCCAGCGAAGTGGACCCTGACCTGTTCACGGACAAGCCGGCCGGTGCCGGCGTCAACCTTGAGGGTCTTGCCGCGGGACGCTTCGACCCGGTTGGCCTCGACGAGTTGCAGGTTGGCGAGGAGATCATCCAAGCCCTCAAGGCACGAGGCATGGTATCGAAAACGGCCGGCGGCATTCATCCCGAGTTCGTGGCCGGGTATTTCGGCTTCAGTTCGGGCGACGAACTGGTGCGAACCTTGGCCGCCGCGACCCCGTTGAAGGAGGAGATCGAGCGGCGCACCGACGAGCGGATGCTGGAGCAGCACTCCGACCTTGCCACGCCGCAGGCTCGAGAGGCTGCCGTGAACGAGGCGCTCTCGACGGAAGCCCGTGCGCGCCTGGTGGCGACGGAACTTGCCGCCCTCGAACGGGCGATGAACACCAAAACCAAGACGAAATCCGGCACGCAGAACACCCTGCCGTCGGCGGCTCGGCAGTTTGCCGAAGCGGTGATTGCGCGCCTGAAGGTGCGCGACGTGCGCGTCGGCCAGTATGCCGGCAGCGCATCTCGTGCTGCGAAAGCAGCCGACAAGGCACGCACCAAGGGAAACCTGCAGGAAGCGGCGCTGGAAAAGCGCAACCAGCTCGTCAACACCTTCGCCGGCAAGTTCGCCGCCGACGCGATGGACGAAGTGCGCAAGGGTGTCGAGTACCTGCGCAAGTTCCAGAACGAGGGGACGCGCAAGAACCTGGACGTGGACTACCTCGACCAGATCGACGCGATCCTTGAGCGGTACGAGCTGAAGCGGGTGACCAACAAGGGCCTCGACAAGCGCAAGGCCCTGCAGGACTGGCTCGCCGAGCAGGAAGCGATGGGCATCACGCCCGACCTGCCGCCGCACATTCTGAACGCTGCGCAGCGCACCAACTACCGCGACCTGACCGTCGAGGAGTTCCGCGGCCTTATCGACAGCGTCCGCCAGATCGAGCACTTTGCCCGGCTGAAGAAGAAGCTGCTGCTCGCCAAGGATCAGCGCGAATTCGCCGAGGTGGTGCGCGGCATCACCGAGTCGATCATCGCCAACGACCGCGGCAGGGTGGCGAACAACATCACGCGCACCGATGTCGGCAGCCGGATGGCGCGAGCCTTCAAGGCTTTCACGGCAGCGCATCGCAAGATGGCGTCGATTGCCTACGAGATCGACGGGTTCAAGGACGGCGGCCCGCTATGGGACGCACTGGTGCGCACGGCAAACGAGCAGGGCAACTGGGAAGCCAGCAAGCAGGCCGAGCTCACCGAGCGCCTTGCCGCCCTTCTCAAGGGGTTGCAGCGCACCGAGAGCAAGTTCAGCAAGGGCAAGTTCTTCCCCGGCATCCGCATGAGCCTCAATCAGGAGATGCGGCTGACGGTCGCCCTCAACTGGGGCAACGCCGGCAACCGGCAGCGTCTGCTCGACGGGCGCGGCTGGTCGCCGCAGGGCGTGCAGGAAGTGCTCGACACGCTCACCGAAAACGAGTGGGCGTTCGTGCAGGGCGTGTGGGACACCTTCGAGTCACTGCGCCCGGCGATTGCCGAGAAGGAGCGCCGGGTCATGGGCAAGGAACCCAACTGGGTCGAGCCGACTCCGGTGGTGACCCGGTTCGGCACCCTGCGCGGCGGCTACTTCCCAGCCATCTACGACGCGGGCGAAAACCTGCGAGCCGAGCAGGACGCCGATGCGGAGTTTGCCAAGCGGCAGCTGCAGGGCGCTCGCACGGCGGCGACCACCCGGCGCAACTTCGTCAAGGCGCGTGCCGATGAGGTCAAGGGCCGGCCGATCCTGCTGACGATGGACGGCATGTTCCGCGGCCTGACCGACGTAGTCCACGACCTCGCCTATCACGAGTGGCTGATCGACGCGAACCGACTGCTGCGCGCCATCGACCAGGACGTGCGCGACCGCTACGGCTCGGAGATGGTGCAGCAGCTGCGCGGCGCGGTCGAGGCGATTGCCGCGGGCGAAGCGACCAAGCCCTACCCGCTCGACGCCCCGCTGCGTCACCTGCGGCTCGGGTCAATGGTGGCCGGCCTCGGCTTCAACCTCGTCAACGCGATGATGCAGCCGCTTGGTCTCACGCAGTCCGTGGTGCGCGTCGGTCCCCGCTGGATGGCGCAGGGCCTGTCGGAGTTCGCCAAGAACCCGGCCTCGCTCGGGCGGCGCGTGCTTGAGAAGTCCGAGTTCATGCGCAACCGCAAGCGCACGCAGAACCGCGAACTGAACGACCTGCGCAACCGCATCCGCGGACAGTCCGAGGTGCGCCAGTTCATCGACGGCGCGATGTTCCTGCCGATGACGGCGGTGCAGATGACGGTGGATCTGCCGACCTGGTGGGGCGCGTACCAGAAAGCCCTGACCGACGGGGTCGATGAGGACAGCGCGGTGCAGCAGGCCGATCAGGCGGTGCTGGCCTCGCAGGGCGGCGGGCAGATGAAAGACCTTGCGGCGGTGCAGCGCGGCCCCGAGATGGCGAAGCTGTTCACCGTGTTCTATGGCTACTTCTCGACCGCCTACAACCTCGGTGCCGAGCGGGCTCGGGCGACCAACTTCAAGAACCCGGCGCAGGTGGCGCGACTCGCGACCGATTTCCTGCTGCTCTACTCCGTGCCGGCCGTGCTCGGCGTGCTGATCAAGGATGCCTTCAAGGCGGGCGACGACGATGAGGAGATGGCGAAGAAGCTCGCCGCCGAGCAGCTGTCCTACCTGTTCGGGCTGATGGTGGGCGTCCGCGAGGCGACCGGCGCGGCGCAGATCATCGCGGGGGTGCAGAGCAATGGCGGCCTCGCCTATGGCGGCCCGGCGGGCCTGCGCTTCTTTCAGGAGCTGACCAAGTTCTCGCAGCAGGCCAACCAGGGCGAGCTCGACAAGGCACTAGTGCGAGCCGGCGTGAATGTTGGCGGCATCGCGCTGCACCTGCCTTCGGCGCAGATCAATCGTACAATTGACGGCGTGGTGGCGATGAGCGAAGGCCGCACGCAGAACCCTGTCGCACTCATCGGCGGCGCACCGCCCCAGTAACGGAGACCTAGCATGACCGTATCATCGACGACCGCTCGCGTGAGCTACTCCGGCAACGGCACTACAACGGCCTTTGCCGTCCCCTTCTACTTCCTTGCCAGTTCGCACCTTCTAGTCGTGCTGCGATCTTCGACCGGCGGCGAGGTCACGCAAGTGCTCGGCACCAATTACACCGTGACGGGTGCTGGTGTCACCTCTGGTGGAACTGTCACGATGACGGTAGCCCCGCCTTCTGGATCTTCCCTTCTGATTTCTCGCAACGTCCCGCTGACGCAGGAAACCGACTTCCTGCCGAACGATCGCTTGCCCGCCGACTCGCTTGAGCAGACGGTCGACAAGCTCACGATGATTACGCAGCAGCTCGACGACAGCGCAGACCGAGCGCTCAAGTATCCGGTGAGTGACTCGACGGCATTGTCGTCCACGATCCCGGCGTCGAGTTTGCGTGCCAATCGGTTCCTGAAGTTCAACGCGAGCGGCGAACCTGCCGTTGCGGATGGCCCGATCAGCAATACCATATCGGCCGAGGACTATGGCGCGGTTGGAGACAACCAGAACGACGATACGGGCGCGATGCAGGCGGCAATGGCTGCGGCTGTCGACACCGGAAAGACGCTCATGCTGCGCGCTGGTGCGACCTATCTGTTGAGCACCTGGTCGGCTTACACCCCGCCCGGCATTTTGCGAATCGTTGGCGGCGCGATCAGTGGCGCAAGCGGCCCGTCGACTTTGCGTGGCCCTGCAACACAGGTGGTGTGCCTGTCCCCGTCCACGAACATCGAGATCGAGAATGTGGTGTTCGACCGTTGGACGTCGGCCATCAGCCGCACCTCGTCGCAGACGGGATCGTTTGATTATTTCGCCGTTCGCAATTGTCGGTTCGTGAACTGCACCGGCAACGTCATCATCATTCAGAAGCCGATTGACAACTACCGCATCGAGGACAACGACTTTGAGGATTGCACGGGAACGAGCGGCAGCACTGCTTACGGCGTGCTGATCGGCACCAACACCTACGCTGACCAAGATACTTGGCAGAACGGTTGGATCATCAACAACCGATTCAAGAACCTCTCTGCTACCGGCACCCGCAGCCTTGCGGCAATTCTTGTTTACGGCAAAGCCGTCACGATTGCCAACAACAAGGTAGACACGCTTACCCAGTCCGGCACGGGCGAGTCGTGGGGCATTTACACCAAGGTTCGATTCGGGCAGGTGTATGGCAATTACGTCACTGGCGTGAGTGCCGCCGGCAGCGCTGACAACGTCGGCATTAACATCAAGGGCAATACCCGATCTGCGCCCGTATCTCCGCAAGGGTATTCCAATTCGGTGTGGGGGAACCATATCAAGAACATCACCAATCCGATTGCTGTTGCAGGGATTGGCACTGGCCTGCGAGTGCAGACTGATGATGTTGTGGCGTATGGGAACCTTGTCGAAGAATGCGGAATTGTCTGCGACGAATCCTCTGCATATCGCAACGTGCAGATCGTCAACAACATCGTCCAATGCGCTGCCTCCACAAACATCCAAGGCATTCGGATGGAAGGCACCGGCACCTTTGTGGTGGCCGACAGCAACATCATTCGCAATTGCGTGACGGGCATTTTCTTGACGAGTCCCGCAACTATGGGATCGATGTCTGACGCGCAGGTCACGCGCAACTTCATTGCTGGAGCAGCTAACGGCATCCTCTGGGATGCCTACTCCGGCGCAACGCTGACCCGCACGGTCATTGAACACAATGTGGTCAAAAGCGCCACATACGGACTGATCTACAACGGCAGCGCCGGAACGGTGTCGGATGCCCGCATTCGGTTCAATGACTTTGATAGCTGC